AACGCTCGTTTTTTCTTTAGCGTCAGACGCCAGACGGGCTAAACCACTGCGGCGCAAGGGATCTCAGCAAGTCTTAGGCAAGACTCGACCTAAGACAGTTTACGGCGGTTTAGCAGGCGTTAAGTTAAGCCTGTTTGGTGTTAACTGCTTGCTAGTTACGTTTGCTGAGCTTGCTGCAATCAGAGGTTGCACTAAGGCGGCCGTCACGCACGCGAGCAAAAGCCGTATCGCTGATGCGGTAGTGATTAAAGATGGCAAGAAATGGCTTGATCGTGATCTTGCGATTGAGCTGTGGAATCGCAATACACGCGACACACCTGGCAGCAAGGTGAGCAAGGCTGATCCTGTTGAGCCATTGCCACGTGATCGTGATGAATTGAAGCGCAGCATCGAGCGATTGCCTGATGATGCAATCCCGGATCTGAATGAGTCTCGAGCGAGACGGGAGCATTACCAAGCGGAGCTAGCGAAGCTGCAGGTATCGCAGCAACGTGCCGAGCTGGTCCCAGCTGATCAGGTGAAGAAAGAAGCATTTCAGATGGGGCGAAGCGTGCGTGAGGCATTGGCGAATTTGGCGGATCGTCTTAGCCATCAACTGGCTGGTGAAACGGATCCTGCGCGGATCCATCAGGTGCTGACACAGGAGCACCGCAGCGCGTTGGTGGAGCTGTGTGATGAGTGATGCGTGGACGACTGGATTCCTCGAGGGTCTGCGACCGGAGGAGCCGCTAACGGTTAGCGAATGGGCTGATCGGTATCGCAAGCTGAGCAGCAAGGCGAGTGCGGAGCCTGGGCCATGGCGCACCAGCCGCACGCCTTACCTGCAGGAGCCGATGGATTGCCTGAGCAGCGAGAGCCCAGTGCAGCGTGTGGTGATGATGTTTGCGGCACAGACGGGCAAGACGGAGGCCGGCAGCAACTGGCTGGGGTATGTGATCGACCATGCACCGGGGCCGATGTTGTGCGTGCAGCCAACGATCGAGATGGCGAAGCGATTGAGCAAGCAACGGCTTGAGAGCATGATCAGTGAAACGCCTTGCTTGGCGGCCAAGATCGCACCGGCTCGGAGTAGGGACTCTGGCAACACGATGTTTAGCAAGGAGTTCAGCGGCGGGATCATGCTGATGGCTGGGGCCAACTCCGCTACTGGCTTGCGATCGGCGCCATGTCGTTACCTGTTCGCCGATGAGGTGGATGCGTTTCCTGATGATGTGGATGGTGAGGGCAGCCCGCTGGCGCTAGCGGAGCGGAGGACTACCACGTTTGCCAGGCGCAAGATCCTGATCACGTCTACGCCAACGGTGAAGGACTTCAGCACGATCGAGGCTGAGTATCTGAGGAGTGATCAGCGGCGGTTTTTTGTGCCATGCCCCAGCTGCGGTGAAATGCAGTGGCTGAAGTGGGGCCAGCTGAAGTGGAAGGAAGCGAACCCTGAGACGGTGTTGTATGAGTGCGAATGTTGTAAGGAGCGCTGGCCTGAGCGGCACAAGCCGCAGCTGTTGGGTGCTGGTGAATGGCGAGCTACAGCACCGGCCGGTAATGGCAAGACGGCTGGCTTCCATCTCAGCGGGCTCTACAGCCCCCTGGGCTGGTGCAGCTGGGATCAGCTGGTGGATGACTTCCTACGGGCGAAGGGCGACGCGCCAGCGCTGAAGGCGTTCGTCAACACCAGGCTGGCTGAGACCTGGGAGGAGGACTACAGCGCCAAGATCAACGCTGACGGCCTGATGGCTAAGCGCTTGGCGTATGAGCCGGGCAGCTGCCCTGAAGGCGTGGTGCTGCTGACTGCTGGCGTTGACGTGCAGGACAACAGGCTGGCGGTGAGTGTGTGGGGCTGGGGTGAAGGCGAGACGGGCTGGCTGGTGTGGCACCAGGAGCTGATGGGTGATCCGACGCAAACAGAGGTATGGGGGCAGTTGGATCAGGTGCTGGCTGCTGAGTGGGGGCAGCTGAAGGTGCGCCAGATGGCGATCGACTCTGGCGGCCACTGCACGCACGAGGTGTATCGCTACGTGCGCGATCGGGTTGGGCAGGGCGTGATTGCGATCAAGGGCAGCAGCAAGCGCAACAGTGCTGCAGTGGGCAAGGGCAGCAAGGTTGATGTGAACTGGCGGGGGAAGGTGATCAAGCGCGGCGTGACGCTTTACATGCTGGGCACTGACACGATCAAGACGACGCTATTCGGCCGGCTGCGGCACAACGAAGCAGCAGGCAGCTTGAATTTCGGCATGGCAGCTGATGAGGATTACTTCAAGCAGCTGACCAGCGAACGGCAGGCGTTGCGGTATCACCGCGGGTTTCCGATCCGCGAATGGGTGAAGAAAGCAGGCGATCGGAACGAAGCGCTTGATTGTGCGGTGTATGGCTACGCGGCGATGTTGGTGTTCAGCCGGAAGATGAACAAGGCAACGATGTGGGGCCAGCTGAAGGCTGAAATGGAAGGTGACAAGAAGCCGAAGCTAGGATCAAGGCAGAAGTCGCAGCCTGCGGCGTCAAGTTTCGTGAGCAGCTGGTGAGGCCGTGAACATCCCTGCGACGATCCGAGCCGGCGACACGGTGAAGTGGCGGGATGATGGCGGCCGCGACAATCTGGGCAACACGATCGACAGCAGCAGCTGGTCACTGACGTACTACTTGCGGACTAATACAGCAAGCGAAGGCGCGACGGTGACTGGCACGGCCTATGGGCTGGGCTGGGAGTTCACCATTTCAGCCGCCACCAGCGCTGCATTTAATGCTGGCGCGTGGTTTTGGCAGGCGGTAGCGGAGCAGGGCAGCGAGAAGGCGACCCTGGGCGCTGGTCAGCTTGAGGTGTTGGCGGCGCTGGAGTACAGCGGCACACCTGGTGCGTTTGATGGCCGCACACAGCTGCAGCAGGATCTTGACGCGGTGCAGGCTGCGATCCGCACATTGATCAGCGGCGGTGCTGTCAAGCAGTACAGCATCGGCGGCCGAAGCCTGACGAAGTATGAGCTGAGTGATCTGCTGGCCTTAGAAAGCCAGCTGAAAGCGCAGGTGAAGCGAGAGCAGGCTGCGCAGCTACAGGCCAATGGCCTGGGCAATCCCCACAACCTTTTCGTTCGCTTCTGATGGGCCTCCGCACGCAGCTGTTGAAAGCCTTCGGGTTCCGCCGGCCGCGGCGTCGGATGTATGAAGGCGCGAGGGTAAGCAGGCTTACAAGCGACTGGGTAGCGAGTGGCACCAGCGCCGATGCCGAAATCAACGGCAGCTTGAAACGGTTGCGCAATCGCAGCCGCCAGCTGGTGCGCGACAACGACTATGCGCGGCAGGCCGTGCGTGCGGTGCGCAACAACGTGATCGGCACTGGCGTGCGGTTGCAGGTACAGGTGCCGATGCAACGCGGCAGCGGCCGGCTTGATCACCAGGTGAACGATGCGATCGAGAAGGCGTGGCGGATGTGGGGGCGCAAGGAAACTTGCAACACCGCGGGCCGGTTGTGCTTCAGCGACATTGAGCGCCTTGCAGTTGGCGCTATGTGCGAATCGGGTGAGGTGTTCATCCGTATTGTGCGGCGGCCTTTTGGCGGCGGCAGCATCCCGATTGCGTTGGATGTGATCGAGGCTGACCTGCTCGACGATGAATACACAGGCGTTAGCACCACGCAGGGCAACGAGTGGCGCATGGGCATAGAGCTAGACCCATGGGGGCGGCCTGTGCAATATGCGTTTCTGACTAGCCATCCGGGTGATACGCCTTTTGCGCGGCCTGCTGCTAGCAGGCACCAGCTGATCCCAGCCAGTGAGATCATCCACCTCTATCTGCAGGAGCGGCCGGGCCAGACCAGAGGCGTGCCCTGGTTCTCATCTGCGATTAAGCGGATGCACCACCTTGCTGGGTACGAGGAAGCGGAGGTGATCCGCGCTCGCGCCAACAGCTCGCTGATGGGCTTCATCACCAGCCCTGAGGGCGAGCTGCAGGGTGATGAGGTTTACGACGGCGAGCGGGTGAGCAACTTCGAGCCTGGTGTCTTCAAGTATCTGGCGCCGGGCGAAACCGTCACGGTGCCGCAGCTCGATGCACCTGATGGGCAGTTCGAGCCGTTCTTGCGTGCGATGTTGCGTGCGATGGCCAGCGGGCTGGGCTGCAGCTATGAGACGATCAGCCGCGACTTCAGCCAGAGCAACTACAGCAGCAGCCGATTGAGCCTGCTGGAGGATCGCGATAACTGGCGTGCGCTTCAGAACTACATGATCGAGAACTTCCACCAGCCGATCTATGCGGCGTGGCTGGAGATGGCCGTATTGAGCGGCGTGCTGCCATTACCGAACTATGAAGCCAACCCTGAGCGGTATCTGAACGTGCGGTGGATGCCCCGCGGGTGGAGCTGGGTGGATCCGGCCAAGGAGGTGGATGCCTACGCGGCTGCGGTGCGCAATGGCTTCAAGACGTTGGCAGACGTGGTGGCTGAAGGTGGCGGCGATCTTCAGGATCTGCTGCGTGCACGTAAGGCCGAGCTTGAGCTGATGGAGGAGATGGAGCTCACCTTTGACACAACGACCGGGATCGCTGAGGCTGAGCCGCCTGAGCAGGCGCCACCAGCTGCTGCTGAGCAGCCTGTTGAAATTGAGGATTCAGACGAGGGCGAGGATGTGGAGGATGAGAGCGAATAAAGTTGGAAGACAGTGCAGCGCTAGCTATGGATGACATCTCGCGAGACCTAGAAGGTCAGATCTTGAAGAGGGCAGAGGCCACCGATTTCCAGGTGGCTGAAGACGATCGCACGATTGAGTTCCCCTTCAGTTCTGAGTATCCGGTCGCCCGCTACTTCGGCGAGGAGATCCTGAGCCATGAGCGTGGCGCGGCTGATCTGACCAGGCTGAACAACGGCGCACCGTTGCTTTTCAACCATGACCCTGATCGGGTGATCGGTGTGGTGGAGCGCGGCTGGATTGATGAAGACAAGAAGCGCGGCTATGTCAGCGTGCGATTCAGCCGTAATGCTTTTGCGCAAGAAATTCTTGCGGACGTGAAAGATGGCGTTCTACGGAACGTCTCGTTTGGGTATCAGATCCGCGAAATGGATCAACGCTCAAGCGGTGAATTCCTCGCCACTGCGTGGGGAGTTCATGAAGTGAGCGTGGTTAGCATACCGGCAGACCCAACGGTCGGCGTCGGGCGTGCTCTCGACGCTCAACCCGCGGCCCCTGCCGCACCACAAACCCCTGAAACTCAACCTGTGGTTGAAATGGAAAACACCCCTGACCTCTCAGTGGTGCGGGCTGAAGCGGCTGCTGAGGCTGCAAAGGCTGAGCGCACCCGAATCGCTGGCATCACTGCACTGACTGAAAAGCACGGCATGGGCGACCTTGGCCGACAGCTGATCGAGTCTGGCCGCAGCATCGACGATGCTCGCGCTGCTGTGCTCGACAAGCTCGACGCCAAGCCCGTTGAGCCCGTCAAGCAGATCGAAATGGATCAGCGTGACGCTGCTCAATACAGCATCACCGCTGGCATCCGCGCCGCACTGACTGGCGACTGGTCTTCCCGTGAAGCCGGCCTGGTGCGCGAGATGAGCCAAGAGGTGGAGCGCTCTGGTCTCAACAAGACCACTGCTCGCAGCTTCTTCGTTCCCTTCTCTGCACTTCGCGCCACCTACGTCACCTCTGGCGCCACCACCGGCGGCAACTTGGTTGCCACCGACCTGATGGCCGATGAGTTCATCGAGGCGCTGCGCAACAACTCGATCATGCTCGGCCTTGGTGTTCGCACCATGACCGGCCTGGTGGGCAACGTCGCGATTCCCCGTCGCGCTTCTGTGGCCAGCACCTACTACCTGGGTTCTGAAGTCACCGCAATCACCCAATCTGAGTCCACCTTTGACCAGGTGACTCTCTCGCCGAAGAATCTGGCAGCCCTGTCGAAGTACAGCCGCCAGACCCTGCTGCAGGGCACCCCCGGCATTGAGCAGCTGGTGCGTCGCGACATCACCGACGGCATCAACCTGGGCATTGATCTGGGTGTGCTGAACGGCTCCGGTTCTGCCGGCCAGCCTGAAGGCATCATGCAGACCACCGGCATCGGCTCGGTTGCTCTGGGCACCAACGGCGGCCCCATCACCGTTGAGTCGCTGGTGGATCTCGAGGAGCAGGTGCTGATCGACAACGGCGCTCTGAACCGCGACAACATCGCCTACGTGACCAACGCGAAGGTGTTGGCTGAGCTCAAGAAGCTCCGCGCTGGTGGTTCCACCACTGGCGATGGCGCATTCCTGGTGAATAACCAGCTCGACGCCCTGGGCCGCGGCGCCACCCCCACCTCGGTGAATGGCTACCCGCTGTATGTGACCAATCAGGTTCCCAGCAACCTGACCAAGGGCAGCAGCAGCGGCGTTTGCTCCGCGATGCTGATGGGCGACTTCAGCCAGGCGATGGTGGGCTTCTGGGGCAACGGCCTCGAGATCACCGTGGGCGAAGACAGCGACGACTTCAGCAAGGCTCTGACCAGCGTGCGCGGCATCGTCACCTATGACGTAGCCGTTCGTCACCCTGAGAGCTTCGCTGCAATCCTCGACATCACCACCTGATAAGGAGGGGGGCCGGGCAACCGGCCCCTTTTGATCTGATGAAAGTTCTCGTGAAGCGCAGCTGCGCAGCTGCAGGCGGCCACCTTGCTGAAGGCGGAATTTATGACGTTGACACGCAAGTGGGTCAGCAGCTGATCCGCATGGGTCGCGCTGTTGAAGCACCGGCTGAAGTGAAGCCTGCCCCTAGAAAAGCGAAAGCCAATGGCGCTGACTGAAGAGCTCAGTTCGTTTTTCAACGATTTCGGCGTCAGCTGCACGGCTGGCGCCGTTTCTGCTTTGGGCATCCTGGACATGCCCACGCAGGTGCTGGCTGGTGACCAGGTGCTTAGCACTGATTACACGTTGACGGCCAAGGCTTCCGACTTCGGCAACCTGCTCTATGGCGATTCGATCACCGTGGCCGGTGTGGTTTATACGGTGAGGGAGGCCAGACTGATTGACGATGGCGCCATTGTTGAGCTCGGTCTCCAGAAACCATGACTGTTTACGGATCCTCCGGTGAGCTGAATCGGAACGTCTACCACTTTGCTGAGCTCACAGACTTGGGCTCAACCGAAGCCGTGATGGTGCATGGGTCGCACCTGACCTTTGTGCATCGCGTCACTGGCAATGCGACGATTTTGGATGAGGGATCGCTTGACGGCGTGCATTGGTTCGCGATCGACACAGAGAAAGCGCACAACGAGAGCGGCACTGATGGGCACTTCTATGAAGGCCGCGCTGTGCAGTATGTGCGCTCCACGGTGA